GCTTGGACACGCAAAGAAGGCAAAGCGAAGTCTGGCGGGCTGAACGCCAAGGGTCGTGCGTCTTACAATAAAGCCAATCCGGGTAAGCCCGGTCTCAAGGCACCGCAGCCCGAAGGTGGTCCGCGTAAGAAGTCATTCTGCGCTCGGATGTCCGGGATGAAGAAGAAACTCACAAGTAAGAAGACTGCGAATGATCCTAACAGCCGCATCAACAAGTCACTCCGGGCTTGGAAGTGTTGACATGGAGATGATGATATGGAACATCGCACTAAGCGCAACGGTGGCAATCATGGGCTTCTTGTTTAAAGGCAAGATCGACGAATTGGATCGTCTCGGCATCCTACTCAACAAAACCCGTGAAGAAGTGGCACGCGACCATGTCACTCGGTCAGAAGTAAACATAATGGTCGATAGGCTGGGTGACCGGTTTGATAAGGCATTTGAACGCCTTGAAGCTAAAGTAGAAGAGATAGGAAGGACAAAGCTATGAAATATCGTTCCGGTGGTTCAACACCTCCAAAACCCCCACAACCAACTGCTGCCGAGCGGGCAGCGGATGCTAAGTTCCGTAAGTCTATAAAAAACCTCAAGCCTACACCAGAACAGGCCGCAGCTATCGGTCGTGCAAACCGTTCGAGCGGCTACGCAAAAGGCGGTAAGGTAAAGAAGATGGCCTTTGGTGGTACGTCCCTCCCGTCGAGAGTTGCAAGTAGTCTAAACAAAACTCTTAAGCCGCGGACTCCAGCTATAATAGGTCCCTCTGCCAACAAAGCTAACGCCATAGCGAATAGCGATAAGTTGCAGCAGGGAGCCGCCGCAAAAGCGGCACAGGCAAGCTCCACTGCTTCTGCTCCAGCACGGACACCGACAAATATTGGGCGGCTGAATATGGGGCACGCAAAAGGCGGCAACGTAAAGAAAATGGCTATGGGTGGTATGCCCGCTGGCGCATCCGCTACTACGACCGCAAGGCCAACAACTACTGCGGCAAAACCCGCTGTTTCAAGCTCAGGGCCAATTACCCGCGAAAACCTTGCAGCACGGAAGGCAGCAAACACTGCGGCTAAAGCGGCGCGGGGCAACATAACGGGAACTGCTGCGGCGGCTGCTGCTCCGAAACTAGGACCAATTACCCGAGAGAACCTTGCAGCACGGAAGGCAGCAAACACTGCGGCTAAAGCTGCGCGGGGTAACACCACGGGTATGGCAAAAGGCGGTAAGGCAACTAAGTTCGGTAAGGCTCTCGTCAAGAAGTCTGCTGACACTAAGGGCCGTGCAATGATGAAGAAGGCCGGTGGCGGTAAGTGCTACGCTTCAGGTGGCTCAGTCTCCTCTGCCTCTAAGCGTGCTGATGGTTGCGCTGTAAAGGGTAAGACCAAGGGCAAGATGCTGGCTCGTGGCGGGAAAACCTGCTAATGCGCGCTTGTCGGGGTATGGGGGATATAAACCCTTCCAAAATGCCGGGTAAAAAGACAATCCGTCGTAAGGATAACCCCGACGAGGTGGCTGTGTATGCTAAGGGCGGTAAGGCGAAGCTTGACATCTCCAAAGCGATCAAGAAACCGGGCGCACTCCGTGCGCAGCTTGGCACTCCTAAGGGAAAGAAAATCCCAGCAGGGAAACTTGCAAAAGCCGCCAAGGCCCCCGGTAAGCTAGGTCAACGTGCACGGTTTGCGCAGATGCTTAAGGGCTTCAAGAAGAAGTAATGGCCCGGTCGGACGAACCCAAGTGGAAACGCATTGTCGCTAGTGTAAAAGCTGGCGACAAAGGCGGCAATCCGGGGCAATGGTCCGCGAGAAAAGCTCAGCTTGCTACGCAGCGGTACAAGAAGTCTGGCGGTGGCTATAGCGGCCCAAAGACAGAAGCACAGAAATCCTTGACCAAATGGACCAAGGAAGACTGGGGAACCAAGTCGGGCAAGCCGTCTACGCAGGGCAAGAAAGCTACGGGTGAGCGCTACTTACCTAAGAAAGCACGTGAGGCTTTGAGTTCGCAGGAATACTCTGCTACAAGCAAGGCGAAGCGCGCAGGTATTAAGGCAGGCAAACAGTTTGTTAAGCAGCCGAAGGCCATAGCGAAGAAGGCAGCGAAATACAGATGACTACCTCGGGCACCAGCACATTTAACCTTAACCTCAACGATTTAGTCGAAGAGGCTTTTGAGCGTTGCGGGGCTGAGCTTCGCACGGGTTATGATCTGCGCACCGCACGTCGTAGTTTGAACCTGCTTACCATTGAGTGGGCTAACCGTGGTATTAACCTGTGGACCATCGAGCAAGGTTCGATCCCTATGGTTCAGGGGCAGATTGTCTATGACCTACCTGTAGATACCATAGACCTACTTGAGCATGTCGTGCGCACCCAGACTGGGGAGCAGCAGACCGACATCACCATCAACCGGATTAGTATCGACACATACTCAACAATTCCAAATAAGAACGCGCAGGGTCGGCCTATCCAAGTGTGGATCAACCGCCAGTCAGGTGCAGACTATCCGGTTACTGGTGTGAAAGAACCGCAGATTAATGTGTGGCCAGCCCCAGACCAGAGCAACTATTATACCTTTGTTTACTGGCGCTTGCGCCGCTTACAGGATGCTGGTGATGGTGTTACTACGCAAGATATACCGTTTAGGTTCCTCCCTTGTTTGGTGGCTGGTCTCGCGTATCACCTATCCTTGAAGGTGCCCGGTGCGCTTGAGCGCTCTGCTGGGTTGAAGATGCAGTACGAAGAACTCTGGCAACAGGCTGCTGATGAGGACCGCGAGAAAGCGCCATTGCGCATCGCACCTCGTCAGTATTTCCGGTGATTTGTGCCTAATCGGTTTGCATCTGGTAAATGGGCAATCGCCCAGTGCGACCGCTGTAACTTTCGGTACAAGCTGAAGGAACTCAAACGGCTTGTCATTAAGACCAAGAATGTCAACATCCTTGTGTGCCCCACTTGCTGGGAACCAGATCAGCCCCAGCTTCAGTTGGGTATGTATCCAGTGGATGACCCACAGGCGTTGCGAGACCCACGCCCAGACAACAGCTACTACCAATCGGGCCTTAACCCGAACAATAACCCAAGTGACGGTAGTCGCATAATCCAGTGGGGTTGGAACCCTGTAGGACTAAATGATCCTTTGGGTTTATTTGGTCTTCCAAATACGCTATTAGGCACTGGTCAAGTAGGGACCGTAACAATTGAGACGGAGAATTAGTGATGGATAAGAAAGATATGAAGCAGGATAAAGCCACTGCAGCGAAGGCCGTGCACAAGCACGAGCGCGCAATGCACAAGGGCAAACCCCTGACTAAGATGGCCAAGGGCGGCAAGACCAACGCACAAATGGGTGCTATGGGCCGTAACTTAGCCAAGGTCGCCAACCAGAAGAAATCTTCGCGGGGTAAATAATATGGACTACAAGCCAAAAACGGTGCCGATTGTGAAGAACAACTCAGGCTACCCGAACAACATCCCCAACACTCAGACTGTGAAAACTCGCGGTACGGGTGCGGCGACTAAGGGCACGCATAGCAGCAAGAAGTTGGCATAATGAATTACGCTGAACTGTTCGAGACAATCAAGGGGTACGTCGAAAACGACTTCCCCAACACCTCATGGACCGGCTCTGACGGCTCCACTCCGGTGACGTTCACGTCTACCGAACAGATCAACACGTTTATTGAACAGGCCGAGCAGCGCATCTTTAACACGGTGCAGTTGCTTGATCTGCGTAAGAACGTGACGGGTAACATGACGGCAGGTAACAAATACCTGTCGGTGCCTTCAGACTGGCTGGCCAACTTCTCTATAGCTGTCATCGACGCTGATGGACGTTATGAGTATATGCTCAACAAGGATGTAAGCTATATCCGGCAGTCGTTTCCGAACCCAACTGTTACAGGTATACCTACACACTACGCCTACTTTGATGAGAACTCGTACATTCTTGGGCCAACACCAGATGAAGATTACGTAGTCGAGCTACATTACTTCTACTACCCAGAGTCAATCGTAACGGCTGGCACTTCTTGGTTAGGTGATAATTTCGATAGCGCTTTGCTTTACGGTGCGCTAATTGAGGCGTATATCTTTATGAAGGGCGAGCAGGATATTAACGCTGAGTACCAGAAGCGGTACGACGAAGCGTTAGGTATGCTCAAACAGCTTGGTGAAGGTAAAAACAGGCAGGATATGTACCGGACGCCGCAAGTTCGGTATCCGGTTAGGTAGGAGATATAGATGTTTGATCCCGTTTCAGGCACTATTGGTAACGTCATGGTTATGGCGACCCAAGGTCGTGGGTCCACGCCGGAGGAAGTTGCCGAACGGGCGTTAGACAAAATTATCTATGTGGGTAGTGCATCACACCCAGCTATCCGCGACCAAGCCGAAGCTTTTAAAGATAGCATCCGTGCTGTCTTGGTGCACTATATGCACGAGGCCGTGCGGTCTCATAACGTAACTCTGGTGAACAAATTTAAGCAGGCGGGGCATCCAGAGCTAACCGCTATACTCGATACATAAGGAGGCCTTAAGATGCCAATTACTCAAGCAATGTCCACGTCGTTTAAGGCCGAGCTTATGCTGGCCGTACACGATTTCCGCGTAAGCGGTGATACTTTCAAGCTGGCGCTATACACTTCGTCCGCTTCGATTGACGCCAACACCACCGCATATACTGCGTCGAATGAAGTTGTGGGTACTAACTACACTGCTGGTGGCGGCACGCTCGTCAATCTTGGTGTGGTTACATCCAACAACAGCGCGTCTACAGGGACAGGCTTCACGGACTTTTCCGACCTGACCTTCTCCAATGCAACGATCACGGCTCGCGGCGCGCTTATCTACAACACGACGCCTTCGGCTAACTCAAACGCAAACACTACGCTGACTAACGCTGCAGTAGCTGCTTTGGACTTCGGCTCGGATAAGAGCTCGACGGACGGTGACTTCACCATCATCTTCCCAACGGCTTCTAATACCACCGCTATTATCCGTATCGTATAAGGAAAACCAATGCCTTTAGTCGTTGCTGATCGCGTCCGAGAGACTACCACTACCACTGGTACAGGGACCATAACCCTTGCTGGCGCTGTAATTGGCTACCAGTCTTTCAGTGTAATCGGCAACGGTAATACGACATACTACACGATCAATCTGGATAACCAGTGGGAAGTCGGTATTGGTACGTACCTCGGTGCTGGTCCTACGCTTTCTCGTGATACCGTATTGGAGTCCAGTAATGCTGGTGCGCTCGTGGACTTTGCCGCGGGTGCCAAGGATGTGTTTCTTACATATCCTGCAGAAAGGGCGGTGTATCAAGACGGCTCGACCCTCGCCGCAGGCTCTGCAGTACTCCCCATCGCCAATGGCGGTACAAACGCCACGACCGCTGCTAATGCTCTGACGTCTCTAGGTGCGTATCCGGCAGCTAATCCGAGCGGCTACCTCTCGACGGTTAACCTTACAACAAACGTAACAGGCACACTGCCTGTCGCCAATGGCGGTACTGGTGCCGCGACCCTGACTGCAAATAATGTCCTCTTGGGCAACGGCACTGACGCACTTCAAGTTGTTGCGCCGAGTACTTCTGGTAATATCCTTACTAGCAACGGCACAAGCTGGGTATCTAGCGTAGCGCCGCCAAGGGCTGTCATCAGCGCAACCGCACCAGTATCACCAGCGGCGGGCGATGTTTGGTGGAACAGCGAGACGGGTATACCCTACATATACTATAACGACGGCACTACAGCACAATGGGTGACGTTCGCTATGGGCCCAACAGGGGCGACAGGGGCAACCGGAGCCACAGGGCCGACAGGGGCGACAGGGCCAACCGGCCCAACGGGGACGATCAGCTACCCGCAGAACATCCAGTCAGCAAACTACACGCTTGTTCTGAGTGATGCTGGTAAGCAGATATTTCACCCTTCGAGTGACGCGGCTACGCGAACATACACTATACCTGCAAACGCCAGCGTTGCGTTCCCAATTGGTACTGTTGTTCTGTTTACGGTTGAGAATGTTGGAATTTTTGTAAACGTAGCAATCACTAGTGATACATTGGTATTTGGTAATGGGACTACCGGAACCATCCGTGTCCCGCCGAACAACACCCTAATGTGTATTAAAGTGACTGCGACAAAGTGGATGGCAAACTACCTGTATCAAACAAACAATACAGGATCTCAATCTATCGCTGTGGCGGCAAATGGAAGTCCATACGTGGATGTCTACGATTGGAGGGGTGTTGGTTTTGGTGCTAAATACTCCAATCCAGCAACGTTACCCGCAAACAATCCGAATGCGGTAGCCTTCAGCCCTTCTGGCAATGCTATTGCTGTAGCGCACCAGACAACACCCTTCATCACAGCATACCCATGGAGCGGTTCTGGCTTCGGTACTAAATTTGCAAATCCTGCTACGCTGCCTACTGGTACTTGCTATGGAGTAGCATTCAGTCCATCGAATGATGCGATTGCTGTAAACCATGACTCTTCGCCCTTCATCTCTGTCTATCCTTGGTCTAGTTCTGGCTTCGGAACTAAGTTTGCTGACCCAGCCACGCTGCCTAATAGCTCCGGTGGCGTCGCTTTTAGCCCTGCTGGAAATGCGATTGCCACGGTGACATCTAGTTCTCCCTTCATCTTTGTTTATGCTTGGAGTGGCGCGGGCTTCGGAACAAAGTTTGCTGACCCAGCAACACTACCTACAGGTCTTGCCCTTAGCGTGGCGTTCAGTCCATCGAATAATGCGATTGCCGTGGCGCACTCCAATTCGCCATTCGTCACAGCATACCCTTGGAGTGGCGCGGGCTTCGGAACAAAGTTTGCTGACCCAGCCACGCTGCCTGCGAGTCAATGTAACGGTGTAGCGTTTAACCCAATAGGCGATGCGATTGCCGTAGCGCACTTTACAACACCATTCGTCACGGTATACCCTTGGAGTGGCGCGGGCTTCGGAACTAAGTACGCAAACCCAGCAACATTACCTGCGAGTACTGGCCGCGGCGTAGCGTTCAGTCCAGCGAATGATGCGATTGCCGTGGCGCACGAGTCTTCACCTTATATCACTGCTTACCCTTGGAGTGGCTCAGGCTTTGGTACTAAATACGCCAACCCAGCAACACTACCTACAGGCGGTGGCCAAGAAGTAGCCTTCACAATCAACCCATAGAAAAGAACACTATGCAGTACGAACAACTTCCAACCGAATATAAATACGACGTACTTGCGGAGGCTATGTATGCCCGTGAGGTTGAGTATTTTCATTATGACTTTGACCGCAAGAACTTTGAGCATTTGTTGGCAAACGCTACAGACAACGAGTTTGCCGCTAACGTAGCTGAACGCCTTGAAGCCACCCGCAAGCAAATGGGTAACGTCATGGGCGTTGTAAACGCTTTGAAGGCACAGATTGACGACACCGACGCATACGCTGCGGCTGTTGAGCGCGTAACAGCAAAACGCAAAGCAAAGGAAGCAGAGGGATGAACCTGTTTTATGTTCAGGCTGATGGCGACACGTTCGTCCGGCACATCCATGATGTTGAGCCAACTCGTTGGGATGAAGACAATTACTGCCGCGTAGCTAATCTGACGCCTGAGCAGCTTGAACAGTTTGGCGTGCATCAGCTTAAGCTGGTTACGCCTCCATATTACGACCCTGCGACGCAGACCCGCGAGCATGCCCCTGCACTGTTAATCAATGGCGTGTGGACGCAGAACTACATCGTGTCAGAACTCGACCCAGAAGATGCTGCTGAAAAGGCTGAAACTCAGTGGGCCGTTGTTCGTGCGGAACGTAACAAACTGTTATCCAGCACGGATTGGTGGGTTACGAAAGCCTCAGAAGTAGGTGCGGCTATCAGTCTAGAACAACTCGTTTACCGTAAAACTTTGCGTGATATAACAAAGCAGGCTGATCCTTTCAGCATCCAGTGGCCTGCGTTGCCACTTATCGGAGAGTAAGATGGCAGCACTTGATTTCCCTACTAGTCCCACGATAGGCCAAGTATACAGTGCCAATGGCGGATCATGGATATGGGACGGCACGGTATGGGTTGGCGGTAATGTAACACCTGTTACCAGCGGCGGCACAGGTGCGACTACGCTTACTTCAGGTTATCTAGTTAAGGGTAATGGTACATCTGCGGTCTCTGCGTCTGTGGTGTACGACAGCGGGACTAACGTCGGGGTAGGCACAGGTTCACCCGCTACTAAATTTGACGTATCCGGCAACATATCGCAGAACATAGTCGCAGTCGCAGCGCTTGATATTAACTGTTCCTTGGGTAACTTCTTTACTAAGACCATCAGCGCGAACAGCACGTTCACGTTTAGCAACGTACCAGCCAGCCGTGCTTTTGCTTTCACGCTCGAACTAACGCAGACTAGCGGCACTGTAACATGGCCTGCAGCCGTGCGTTGGCCCGGGGGAACTGCCCCCTCGCTCACTACTAACCGCATTCAGTTGTTCACTTTTGTCACTGACAACGGCGGCACTGTCTGGCTCGGTGCATCTCAGACGAACTACACGGCGTAAGGCGATGGATAGCGTATCTCGCGCATTGCTGATGGTTGGCGGCGCAAGTGGGCCACCTCCGGGACAACAGGCTTACACCACAGCTGGGACTTTCTCGTGGGTAGCTCCTGCGGGAGTAACAAGCGTTTGTGTTGTTTGCGTGGGCGGCGGAACAGGTGGATCGGGCGGAGCAGGCGGCGGCCTTGGTTGGAAAAATAATATTACGGTAACTCCCGGCACATCCTACACAGTGCAAGTTGGTGCTGGGGGTGCTTACGGCTATGAGTCAACGGGCTCCCTCGGCGGCACTAGTTCTTTCATTAACACAGGGACGGTAAGCGGCGGTAATGGGACTCCGGGGGGAGTGGGAGGTACATATGTTGGAGATGGCGGCGGCAACGGCGGTAATAGCGCTACAAGTGATAGTCGCGGCGGTGGGGGAGCGGGAGGCTATACTGGCGCTGGAGGAGCGGGGGGGACTAGTAATGTAGGGAGTTCCGGGGCTGGCGGCGGCGGCGGCG